CCACCTCTACCGCAGAGTTATCCACGGCGCCGGGCGCCGCAGGTCCCTCTCTACCGAAGACGACCGGCGCGCTGGGTAACTCGTGTTCAACACTCACGGGGTGGGAGGCGTCCATTCCATTTCTCCTGGTGGTGGGTGATGTTCAGTCTTCGAGGACGATGCGGCCGTCAAGGGTGATCCAAAGGCGGGCGTCTTCTGGGGTGGCCATTTCGCGCGTTTCGCGTCCGGTGGACATCCAGACGCCGTCCTTGCCGGTGTAGCTGTAGGCCTTGCCGTCGTGGATGACCTCGACCGGCAGGTTTTTGTGAAACTCGACATCGACGTTCATCCAGCCGCGCAGGCGATGGTTGGTGTCGATGACTTTGGCCTCGATGGTCTGTTTGCGGTTCATGCTGTCTTCCTCGCGTGTGGTGATGGTGATTGCATGAACGCGCTGTTCTGGAGGAAAGCCAAGCTCTGAATCGCAACGTTGGAGAACATCTGCGATCGGCTTGATGGTGATCATGGGTCTGTCGATACGCGCCTACGCCCGACATCGCGGCGTCTCTCACGTGGCGGTCAAGAAGGCGATCGATAGCGGGCGCATCACGCCCGAGCCGGATGGCACGATCGAGCCGAACCGAGCCGACCTGGAGTGGGCACAGAACACGGTGTCCGCCCGGAAACCCGCCCCGACGAAGGCAGCACCCGCTGCAGTCGAACCGCCGCGCGCACGTGCGATCGAACCAGCGGAGCCGGCGGCACCCGTTCTCTCGACCGGCGGCACCTCGCTACTGCAGGCCAGGACGGTCAACGAGGTGGTAAAGGCGCAGACCAACAAGGTCCGTCTGGCGCAGCTCAAGGGCGACCTGGTCGACAGGTCGCAGGCGATCGCGCATGTGTTCCGGTTGGCGCGCACGGAACGCGATGCCTGGCTCAACTGGCCGGCACGCATCTCGGCGCAGATGGCGGCCAAGCTGGAGATCGATGCCCACGAACTGCATGTGGCCCTGGAATCCGCCGTGCGCGATCACCTGATCGAACTCGGCGAACTGCGCGCCCGGGTGGATTGATGGAACTGGAAGAATACGAAGGCGCGCTCGACATCGAACGAGCCTGGCGAGAGGGGCTCGTCCCGGATCCGCTGCTGTCGGTGTCCGAGTGGTCTGACCGGCATCGGATGCTGTCCTCGAAAGCCTCCTCGGAACCGGGGCGATGGCGCACCAGCCGCACCCCGTACCTGAAGGAGATCATGGACTGCCTGTCGCCGACCTCGCCGGTCGAGCGCGTGGTATTCATGAAGGCGGCCCAGTTGGGCGCGACCGAGATGGGATCGAACTGGATCGGCTACGTGATTCACCACGCCCCCGGTCCGATGATGGCGGTCTGGCCGACCGTGGAAATGGCCAAACGCAACTCCAAGCAGCGGATCGATCCGCTGATCGAGGAGTCGCCCATCCTCAAAGAACTGATCGCGCCGGCCAGGAGCCGCGATTCGGGCAACACCATCCTGGCCAAGGAATTCCGGGGCGGCGTGCTGGTGATGACCGGGGCCAACAGCGCGGTCGGCCTGCGCTCGATGCCGGTGCGTTACCTGTTTCTCGACGAGGTGGATGGTTATCCGCTCGACGTCGATGGCGAGGGCAATGCTGTAGCCCTGGCCGAGGCTCGCACCCGAACCTTCGCGCGCCGGAAGATATTCATCGTATCGACGCCGACGATTGCCGGCGTCAGCACCATCGAACGGGAATACGAGGCCAGTGACCAGCGACGCTTCTTCGTGCCGTGCCCGCACTGCGGTCACCGGCAATGGCTGCGCTTCGAGCAACTGCGCTGGGAGCGTGGCGAGAACGGTAATTTCCCGGAGACAGCGGCCTACGTCTGCGAGTCCTGCGAGGTTCCGATCCCGGAGCATCACAAGACCTGGATGCTTGAGCATGGCGAGTGGCGTGCGATGGCCGAGGGAAGCAACCGCACTGCGGGGTTCCATCTGTCGTCGCTGTACAGCCCCATTGGCTGGCGCAGTTGGAAGGACATCGCGATTGCCTGGGAGCGTTCCATCAGCAAGGAATCCGGATCGTCAGCCGAGATCAAGACCTTCAAGAACACCGAACTCGGGGAAACCTGGGTCGAGGAAGGCGAAGCGCCCGACTGGCAGCGTCTGCTGGAACGGCGCGAGGACTATCGCATCGGCGCCGTGCCGGTCGGTGGCCTGTTGCTCACCGCCGGTGCCGACATCCAGAAGGATCGGATCGAACTCTCGGTCTGGGCCTTCGGCCGGGGCAAGGAATCCTGGCTGGTCGAGCACCGCGTGCTGATGGGCGACACCGCACGCGACGAGGTGTGGAAATCCCTGGCGGCGGTCATGCGCGAGACCTGGACGCATGAGACCGGTTGCCAGATGCCGCTGGCGCGACTGGCGCTGGATACCGGTTTCGCCACGCAGGAAGCCTATGCGTTTGTCCGGTCGGTGCGGGATGCCCGGCTGATGGCCGTCAAAGGCGTGGCCCGTGGCGCGGCCCTGGTCGGCACGCCGACAGCCGTGGATGCCACGACCGGCGGCAAGAAACTGCGCCGAGGCATCAAGGTGTTCTCGGTGGCGGGCGGCATTGCCAAGCTGGAGTTCTACAACAACCTGCGCAAATCCCCGGAAGTCGCCGAGGACGGTGTGACGGTTCGCTATCCGGCCGGTTTCGTGCATCTGCCCAAGATCGATGCTGAGTATCTGCAGCAGCTGTGTGCCGAGCAACTGGTCACCCGGCGTGACCGGAATGGCTTCGCCATTCGTGAATGGCAGAAGATGCGCGAACGTAATGAGGCGCTGGACTGCTACGTCTATGCCCGGGCAGCGGCGACGGCTTCCGGCCTCGATCGCTTCGAGGACCGGCACTGGCGCGAACTTGAACGACAACTGGGACTGTCTCCACCGGAGAACGTTACTCAACAACCTACCGAGGCCACCGAATCCGGTGGCCATGTTGTTTCTGGAGCTCGTGGAGGATCTGAACGACCGGCCCGTCGCCTGATCCGCAGCCGTTGGCTCACATGAGGATGAAGCATGAGCCTGCAGTCGCAATTGAACAGCTTCGTGACGCGGGTGGCCGAGATGTTTCAGCAGGTGGAGACGCGCACAGGAGCCCTCGATCGACTTAATACCTCAGCCAAGTCTGATCTGGTCACCGCGATCAACGAACTGGCCGCCCGCGAGATCGGCGGCGGAAGCAGCGGCGTGGCCTTCACCCACAGCCAGGTGTCGGCCGCGACGCTGTGGACCATCAACCACAACCTGGGATTTCGACCGTCGGTATCGATCCTCGATGCCGGCGGTAACGAGATCGAGGCCGACGTCGTGCATACCGGCCCGAACCAACTGGTCATCCACTTTGCCGTCCCGGTCGCCGGGGTGGCCCGACTTACGTAGTCATCACACAGGAGAAACACATGTCCCGCAAGCAACTCTCGGATCTCGACTTTGGCGGCGTCGCCCGCATTCGCAATCTGCCGGCCCCGGTTAATCCGGACGAGCCCGTCCGCCAGCAGGATCTCAACTCGGCCGTCGAAGGTCTGGCGTGGAAGGATTCCTGCCGCGTGGCCAGCCAGGCCAACGTCAATCTGTCCTCGCCTGGTGCGTCCATTGATGGCATCACGCTGACGGTTGGCGACCGTGTCCTGGTCAAGGCCCAGACGGTTGGCTCCGAGAATGGCATCTACATTTGGAACGGTGCGGCAGTCGCCATGACGCGCAGCCTCGATGCCTCGATCAGCAGCGAACTTGAACAGGCCGTCACGACCGTCGAGGAAGGCACGTCGGCCGGCACCAGCTGGCGGCAGTCGGTGGTCAATTTCATTCTCGATTCCGACGATGTGACCTGGCTGCAATTCGGTGCGGCGATCGGTGCTGCCTCGGAAACCAGTTCCGGTATCGCCGAGATCGCCACGCAGGCCGAGACGGATGCCGGTACCGACGATCAGCGCATCGTCACGCCACTGAAACTGAATGCCTGGGCCAACAAGACGCGCCGGGCGCAGGCGACCATCGGTGATGGCAGCAGCACCCAGTTCGACGTCAATCACAACTTCGCCACGCGCGATGTGGTGGTCCAGGTCTATCAGGCTTCCGGCAACTATGAGCAGGTGACCTGCGATGTGAGCTTGCCCACCGCCAACACGGCTCGCCTGAACTTCGCCGCCGCACCTGCCAGCAACGCCTACCGTGTCGTGGTGATGGGCTAAGGCATGAAGGATCTCGCCTATCGGGCGGTGCCGGTCGTCACCGTGCTGCCGGCACCCTCGGTGTTCCTGGCGGGCGTCATCGCGCGCCTTGCTTCGGACAACAAGCCCTATTGGTGCGACGGCACGCAATGGGTCGATCTGTCCGCCAGTGGTGGCGGTGCACTGTCTTCGGCCACCGCTGCCCTGGCGGCGGATGTCAGCCTGACAACGAGCAACCAGTGGTACGACGGTCCTGCCGTGTCGCTGGCGGCTGGTACCTGGCTGGTGGCTACGACGATCACTCAGGTGCGCGCCGCCACCACAGCCGAAACCATCTACGGTCGGCTGACGACCGGGACGGTGCACTACGCCTCGACGCAGATGTACCACGCCTCGGCCAATGGCGCGGGCGTGACCCTGGGTCTCAACGCGCTGATCACCCTGGCGACGACCACCACGGTCAAGTGCCAGTGCGCGACCTCGGCCGGCAACACCAACAGCCGCATGAAGGCGGCCCTGACCGCCAATGGCAGCGGCAACAACGCAACGATGATCACCGCGCTCAAGGTGGGATAAATCTATGGCCTATACGGAAGAACAACTGACCCTGCTGGAAGCGGCGCTGGCCAAGGGCGAGAAGCGCGTCACCTTCGGCGACAAGACCGTCGAATATCGCTCGGTCGATGAACTCAAGGAAGCGATCCGGGCGGTGGAACGCGGGCTGGCCGAACAAGCCGCGAACACCGGTCTGATTCCGCCGCCGGCCCGGCAGATTCGCGTCGTCACGGGCAAGGGATTCTGATGGGCATGTTTAAGACAATCCGGCGTCGCTTGTTCGGCGGCAATCCCACGTCGGCGATCTACGACGGTGCCGGCAGCGGGCGGCGTACCTTGGCCTGGGCGGTATCGAATCCGGGGGCGGTCGCCGCGCTGGCCTTCACCCAGGACAACCTGCGCGCCAAGAGCCGCGATCTGGTTCGGCGCAATGCCTGGGCAGCGGCTGGTGTCGAAGCCTTCGTGGCGAACTGCATCGGCACCGGCATCAAGCCGCAAAGCCTGGTGGCGGATCCCGCCCAGCGTGAAGCCATTCAGCGCCTGTGGTGGGACTGGTGCGAGTTTGCCGACGCCAATGGCCTGACCGACTTCTACGGGCTGCAAGCCCTGGCCACCCGGGCGATGCTCGAAGGCGGGGAAGCGATCATTCGCCTGCGCTGGCGGCGTCCCGAGGATGGCCTGCCGGTGGCGCTGCAGATTCAGGTACTGGAAGCCGAGCATCTGCCGCTGGCGATGAACCGAGAACTAGCCAACGGCAATGTGATCCGTGCCGGCATCGAGTTCGACCGCTTGGGTCGGCGGGTGGCCTACCACCTGTACCGCTCGCATCCCAACGATGGTGGCTTGGCACCGATGTCCGGTGCAGGTGGTACCGACACAGTGCGGGTGCCGGCTGAAGAGGTGATTCATCTGTTCCGGCCGCTGCGTCCTGGCCAGATTCGTGGCGAGCCCTGGCTCGCGCGTGCCCTGGTCAAACTCAACGAACTCGACCAGTACGACGATGCCGAACTGGTGCGGAAGAAGACGGCAGCCATGTTCGCCGGTTTCATCACCCGTCTCACCCCCGAAGACAACCTGCTAGGGGAAGGCTCGGCCGACGCCAATGGCGTGGCCCTGGCCGGGTTGGAACCTGGCACCTTACAGATCCTGGAACCAGGAGAGGACATCAAGTTCTCGGCACCGGCGGATGTGGGCAGTTCCTATGCCGAGTTCATGCGCCAGCAGTTCCGCGCCGTGGCCGCCGCGATGGGCATTACCTACGAGATGCTGACCGGCGATCTCACACAGGTGAATTACTCGTCGATACGGGCCGGGCTGCTGGAATTTCGTCGCCGCTGCGAAGCGATCCAGCATGGCGTGATCGTGCATCAGCTATGCCGGCCGATCTGGCGGGCGTGGATGGATCAAGCCGTACTCGAAGGTGCGCTGGCGTTGCCGGGCTACAGCCGCCGTCGTCGCGAGTATCAAACCGTCAAGTGGATTCCCCAGGGCTGGCAGTGGGTCGATCCGCAGAAGGAATTCAATGCCCTGAAGCTGGCCATCCGTGCCGGTCTCATGAGCCGTTCGGAAGCTATATCGGCCTACGGCTACGACGCCGAGGATGTCGATCGTGAGATCGCGGCAGATAACGCACGGGCCGAAGCCCTCGGTCTGGTTTTCGATTCGGATCCACGGCACGACAAGGGTGCGCCCGTGGAAGCGGGGCACGCCGTGGATGCGAACTCAGCCGAGGCGCCTGCGGATGCCGAATCTACTGGCGTTTGAGGTCGCGGTAGAAGTTCTCGTGAGGTCCAACCGCCTCAAGATAGACGAGGCGAACCTCATCATCGACGGTGTAGCCGAGCAGGTAAAGCTGGTTCTGGCTGCGGAATTTGTAGACGAACAGGTCGGCCAGGTCGCCTTTCTTGTGCTCGCCCACCGTCGGGTCGGCAGCTACGACTTCCGTCGCGTCATCGACATCGGCAGCGAGGTTGTCGTGAAGTTTCTTATAGGCCCGGGCGAAGCGGCGGGTTTGCTTGAGTGCGTAGCTCATTCACGCCGGCTTCTTGGCACGAAGGGCGTGGCGTCCTCACGCGATTCGGCCATCGAGGCCAACGATTCGGCAATGAAGCTGACCGGTAGATCGGGATTGTCCAGGGCAGCACGGCCCACCTTGGCCCAGTACTCGACCTGGCCGGCAATGGTCCGATGCTCGGTCAAGGCCTCGTTGCGCGCCTGGTCGTAGAGCTTCTGGTCGATGCGGATGGAAGTCGATGTCGTCATGGCGTCACCTGAGTCAGTCTCAATAAATACGTTACCACAAGTGTAGTAAATCTCTCGCAGGAGTTCAACCCATGCTGCCTCATCTTGCATCCCGCCTGTTCGGGACGCCGCTGCTCGTCCATCGCGCCAAGCTCGATGTGATCCTCGCTGTCCTCGGCGAGCGTTTGAACCTTCAGGCGCCTGCTGCCGAACTGGCCGTGCCGCCGCCCCGTTCGACGCATGCCAGCGCTCCGACTATCGCCGTGATTCCGGTGCACGGCACGCTGGTCAAGCGAACTGCTGGACTCAATGCCGCCTCGGGCCTCACCAGCTACACCGAGATCGCCGCCATGCTCGAGGCGGCACTCGCCGATCCACAGGTCGGCGGCATCCTGCTCGACATCGACTCCCCGGGCGGTGAGGCGGCCGGCAGCTTTGAATTGGCGCGCACCATCCGGGCGGCCTCACAGAGCAAACCGGTCTGGGCGGTCGCCAATGACTCGGCGTACTCGGCCGCCTATGCCATCGGCGCTGCTGCCAACCGGCTGATCGTCTCCGAAACCGGCGGCGTCGGCTCGATCGGGGTGATCGCCCTGCATGTCGACCAGTCGGTAAAGGATGCCAACGAAGGTTATCGCTACACGGCGGTAACCGCCGGCAACCGCAAGAACGACTTCTCACCTCACGAGCGATTGACCGATGAAGCCAAGGCGGAACTGCAGGCCGAGGTCGATCGCCTCTACGGCTTGTTTGTCGATCACGTGGCTGCGATGCGCCGACTTGACGCCACCGACATTCGGAACACCGAGGCCGGACTGTTCTTCGGGGGTAATGCCATCACGGCCGGACTGGCAGATGCCGTCGGCACGCTCGACTCGGCCCTCACGGATTTCTCCCTGTATCTCAGCTCCCGAAGCCGCAAGTCGCCTCAGGCTCGGGCAGTGACTCGAACCGAGGCGGCGACTTCCAACAAGGAGATTGCAATGGAATACCACGAAGTAGTCCCTGAAACGATCGGTGTCGATGCTGCCGCCGTCCTGGTCGCCGAGGCCCGGCGCGAAGTGACCCAGTCAGCCCAAGCCATCGCTGAACTGTGCCTGATCGCCAACGTCCCGGACAAGGCGGCCGAGTTCATCGCGGCCGGCAAGACCGAGGCCGAGGTGCGCCAGGCATTGATCGAGGCCAAGGCCGCGCGTTCCGATGCCACACCCATCGCTTCGACGATCACGCCGGAGGCCGGCACTGGAGCGTCCGCTCATCCCGATGCCTCGCCGATCGTCCAGGCCGTCAAGAAACTCATTCACAAGGAGTAAGCCATGCCTGTCATGACCCTGAGCAAGAACCTCGGCGACGTCCTCAAGTACGAGGCGCCCAACCTGTATTCGCGTGAAGCGGCAGTCGTCGCCGCTGGACAGAACCTCGCGATCGGCACCGTCCTTGGCCGCAAGACCGCCGACGGCAAGCTGCACGCCCTGGCGCCGGCCGCCAGCGATGGCACCGAATCCGCCATCGGCGTGCTGGCCACCGACACCGATGCCACGCTTATTGATCGTGAGGATGCATTGCTGATCGCCCGTCACGCCATCGTCGCCCGCAATGGACTGATCTGGCCGGCGGGCATCACCGCACCGCAGAAGGCTGCTGCCGAAGCCCAACTGACAGCGCTCGGCATCCTCGTGCGCGACTCGGCCTAACCCCATCACTCTGGAGATCCCAAATGCAGAACCCTTTCGACAATCCAGGCTTCTCGATGGCCAGCCTCACGGCGGCGATCAACATCCTGCCGAACCGCTACGGCCGCCTCGAGCAACTCAACCTGTTCCCGGCCAAGCCGGTGCGTACCCGCCAGATCATCGTCGAGGAGTACGCCGGCAAGCTCAACCTGCTGCCGACCCGTCCGGTCGGCTCGCCCGGCACGGTCGGTGAGCGTGGCAGCCGCAAGCTGCGTTCCTTCATCATCCCGCACATTCCGCACGACGATGTGGTGCTGCCCGAGGAAGTCCAGGGCATCCGTGCCTTTGGCTCGGAAACGGAGATGGAAGCCATCTCCGGCGTTATGGCGCGGCACCTGGAGACCATGCGCAACAAGCATGCGATCACCCTGGAGCATCTGCGCATGGGGGCTCTCAAGGGCCAGATCCTCGATGCCGACGGCAGCACCATTTACGACCTGTACAGCGAGTTCGGCCTGTCGCAGACGACGATCGGCTTCGACCTGGCCAATGCCAACAGCGACATCAAGGGGCATTGTTACGACGTGCTGGCCGAGATCGAGGACAAGTTGCAGGGTGAATTCATGACCGGTGTTCATGTACTGTGTTCGCCGGACTTTTTCCGTGCGCTCACCACGCACAAGGAGGTCAAGACCGCTTACACCAACTGGCAGCAGGGCATCATGCTCATCAACGATATGCGCTCCGGCTTCTCCTATACCGGGGTGACCTTCGAGGAGTATCGGGGCAAAGCGGCCTATGTGAAGGCGGATGGCACGCTCGGCGTCCGTGACTTCATTGAACCCGGTGAAGCGCATGCCTTCCCGCTGGGCACGATCGACACCTTCGGGACCTATTTCGCACCAGCTGACTTCAACGAGACGGTAAATACCCTCGGTCAGTCGTTGTATGCCAAGCAGGAGCCACGCAAATTCGAGCGAGGTACCGATCTGCACACGCAGTCCAACCCGCTTCCGATGTGCCATCGTCCGAACGTCCTGGTGAAACTGACCGCAGCGGCGTGATGGTCTCGCTGACGGATCTCTATGCGGCCGCAGGACGGGCCGGGCTGCTAACGCCGGCGGCGATCGGGGGGGCGGAAGTGCTGGTCGACTTTCGCGCCCCCGATACCGAGGTGCTGGATGGTCTGGGCTTGAGTTCCGACTACGCGATTCGCTATCCGGCCAGTGACGTGATGCTGGATACCGGTCACGAACTCGTCATTGGCGGAGCCACCTATCGTGTCCGTGAGGTACGACTGGTTGGTGATGGCTCGGAGGCTCGGGCCACGCTGACGAGGTTGTCATGATCTCGCGGCGGGAATTGTTGATCCGTGCGGTCATGGGTTGCTGCCAGACAGCCGTCACACCGGCACCGGTGTTGCGGCAACCCACGACAGCGATTGCCCGTGATCAGACGCCAGCACTCGTTCTGGCCATCGTGTCGGACGCACCGGTCAGGCGCAGCAACGACCGGATGGAGCGTGAGCTGGTGGTCCGCCTGACCAGTTACGTCCGCGATCCAACCGATGGCTATGCCGTTGCCGACGATCTATTGTGCAAGGCGCATTCGGCATTGCTGGCCGACACCACGTTTGGCGGACTTGCTCTGAGTATGGCCGAGATGGAGGCCGACTACCAGGCGGAAGACGCCGACGTGGAAGCGATCGCCATCCCGGCCATCTACCGCATCACCTACCGAACCCTCGTATCCGACATTTCTCAAGGAGGCTGAGATGCCCAAGCTACGACTCAAGGTCACCCACACCCATGGTGGCGTGGCCTATCCCCCCGGCCACGTCATCGATGTGGATGACCACACCGCACGCTGGCTCACCGAGCGCGATATTGGCACCCCGGCGAACAGCAACGTCCTGCCTGCGCCTGAAGTGCCGGCTGCACGTACTCCCCGCACACCCCCGGCCGTATCAACCCCCAAGGAGTAATCGAGCATGTCCTACTACGCATCCTTTCAAGGCCGGGTCTATCTCGGCGAACGCAACGCCAATGGCGAGCCGATCAATGTCCGCACGCCGGGCAACGTGGCCGATCTGTCGCTGTCCCTCAAGACCGACGTGATCGAGCACTACGAGAGCCAGACCGGTCAGCGCGCCGTCGATCTGCGCCTGGTGAAACAGAAGTCCGCCACCGTTGCACTGACCATCGAGGAATTCACCAAAGAAAACCTCGCGCTCGCCCTCTACGGCAACCACGAAACCGGTACCGGCGGCAGCGTCACCAACGAAGCCATTGGTGGTGCCACCCCTGTGGTTGGCGACCGCTACTTCCTCGCCCATCCCAAGGTCTCGGCCTTGTCGATTGTCGATTCAGCAGGCACGCCGGCTACATTGACGCTGGGCACGCATTACACGGCGGATGTGGATTTCGGCGCCATCCAGTTCCTTGATGTCACGGGCCTGACCGCTCCCTACAAGGCCAGCTATACCTTTGGCGCGGTGACCGAGATCGGCATTTTCACGCAGCCCTTGCCGGAGCGCTTCCTCCGTCTGGAAGGGGTGAACACCGCCGCCGGCAACGCCAAGGTGCTGATCGAACTCTACCGAGTGGCATTCGATCCTCTCAAAAAGTTCGACATCATCTCGAACGACCTCAACAAATTCGAACTGGAAGGTTCGCTGCTGGCGGATTCAACGAAACCATACGATGCGGTACTCGGCCAGTTCGGGCGCATCGTGCAATTGAGCTAAGGGGCCGCCATGACCGAGACTCGATTTGATGCCTTGCCGCCGGTGCCTACCGCGCTCGTGGTGGGCGGCGAAGCCCTGGAAATCACGCCGCTCAAGGTTGGCGAACTGCCGGCTTTCGCCAGGGCGGTACGTTCGATCGCCAGCAAAGTCACGTCCGATCCGGACTGGTTGTGTTTGCTCTCTGAAGACGGCGAATCCGTCATCCTGGCATTGGCCATTGCCTGCCGCCGTCCGCCCGACTGGGTGGCCGCGCTGGCACTGGACGACGCGATTCGTCTGGCTGAAGCCATCTTCGGGGCGAATGCCAATTTTTTTATCCAGCGCGTGGTGCCCGCCATCACACAAATGAGCACGCGGGTCGGTCAGCAGATCCCGAGTCTGATCCCTGGGGTGATGCCATTACCCGGCTCCTCGGGGCCGGACACACCTACGCTGACATCCTGAACTACACGCTGGCGCAGGTGCGGGCCTTCCTTGCCGCCAGTGACCGTGCGGAGCGCGACCGTCTGGCGGTCCAGTTCGCCCTGATGCTGACCGCGACGCGCGGCGGTAGTGCCGAGATCAAGGCGGTGCAGAAGGAACTGGCATCATGAAGTTGTCACTGACCACCTCGGGACTGCTCGATCCGAAACGGCTCGACAGCTGGATTCCGGAGAAACGCCGGGCGATCCGCAAGGCCGTGGAGGCCGGCATGAAGTCGGCTGGCAAGGAGATTGCACAGACCGTGCAGGCGCGCATGCAAGCCGCGTTCAAGGTCAGGAAGGCCGGCTTCGTGCGCTCGATGCGGCACAAGCTCTACGCTGGCAGCCCGGAGAAGTTTCCGGCGCTGTTGATCGGCTCGAAGATCCCCTGGCTTGGCATTCATATGCGGGGCGGCACGATTGCCGGACGGATGCTGATTCCCTTGCTGCCCGAGCATCAGCGCCTGGGCCGCAAGGCCTTCCGCCGCGTCATCGATGGCCTGATGCGCGCCGGCAACGCCTTCTTCATTCAGAAGTCTGGCCGCGTGATCCTGATGGCCGAAGCGATCAAGGAGAACACCTCTGAATTGCGCCGCTTCAAGCGAGCCGAGCGGGGGCGTACCGGTGCGAAGTCCATCAAGCGCGGCCAGGAGATTCCGATTGCCGTGCTGATGTCCTCTGTCACCTTGCGCGGCCGGCTGGATCTGAGCGGCATTGTCCGTTCACAACTACCGAAATTAACGACTTCCATCCTGCAGCAACTGAACACACAAGGTTTATAAGCCGTGGCCTCTGACCGTGCCCAGATCCTGATCACTGCCGTCGACCAGACCCGGTCGGCGCTCGCCCAGGTCAAGGCCAACCTCGAAGGTCTGTCTGTCGCCGCCAGCAAGGTCAATGGCGTGCTGGCCGGCCTGGGTGCGGCGCTGTCGCTCGGTGCCCTGGTGGCTGCCGGCAAGGCGGCTCTCGACACCGCAGACAATCTCTCCAAGCTGTCGCAGAAAACCGGTATCTCGGTCGAGTCGCTGTCGCTGCTGAAGCCCATCGCCGAGCAGTCCGGCATCTCGTTGGAGGGACTGGCCAAGGGCATGCAGAAGCTGGCGACCGCGATGGTCGAGGCGGCAGGTGGATCGAAGGAACAGGTCGAGGCCTTCAGCCGGCTGGGCGTCTCGGTCAAGGATGCCGCCGGTCAGCTGCGCCCGACTGAAGATGTCTTGCTGGACCTGGCCGATGCCTTCGCCGCGATGCCGGACGGCGCCGAGAAGTCGGCACTGGCGGTGAAGCTCTTTGGCAAGAGTGGCGTCGAACTGATTCCCTTCCTCAACCAGGGGCGGGCCGGCATCGAGGAACTCAAGCAGAAGTTCAAGGAACTCGGCCTCGAGATCAGTGGTGATACCGCCAAGGCCGCCGAGAAGTTCAACGATACGCTCGACACCGTCAAGCAGGCCCTGTCGGCCATCGCCATGAAGGTCGCCGAGGCGGCGTTGCCAGCCTTGCAGTCTCTGGCCGATGGTCTGGTCAAAATCGCCAGTCACGGCGAAGAAATCATGACCGTGCTGCGCGTACTCGGTGAAGTGATCGTCACGGTGCTGGCCGTGCGCGGTGTGGCGGCGGTCGCGGCCCTGGGTGGCGCGGTGACGGCATTGAAGACCGTCCTGATGCGCTTCCTGCCGGTACTTGCCGCTGTCGCCGTCTGGGAGATGGGCCGGGGCATCGTCAAGATGGTCGAGGACATCCGGGCGACCAACAAGGCGATAGATGATCTGAATCGGCAACGTCAGCAGTTGCAGCAGCTGACGGCGGCCATGGAGGAACTCGCCAACACCGGCACCCTGAGCGTCAAAACCCAGATGATGCTGGCGGCACAAGCCGCCGAACGCCTGAAGTCGGCACTGCCGGCTACGGCTGATGCACTGCGCGTCATCCAGGGTGCCGCCACCCAGGCCGGCGAAGCGATCCGGCAGGCGCTCGACGCCGAAACCAAGAAGGCCGCCGAGACGGTCAAGCAACTGTCGGCCAGCTACAAGCAGGTCGCCGCCGACATCAAGGCGATCTGGGATGCCCGCGTTGCCGAGATCGAGTCCAACTACAAGCGGCAGGAAGCGGCCGCGCAGAATGCGGCGCGCTCCGAGTCGGCGGCGATTCGCGAGTCCGCGCAGAATCTCCTCACCGCCGAGCGCGAAAAGCTCGCCGCCGTCGAGGCGGGTGCCAAGCAGATGGAGTCGGCCTGGAAGGCCACCTATGGCCAGGCCGTGGTGCTCGCCCGTGCCGCAGGCCAGGACATGCAGGCGATCGAGCGGCAGGCGGTCGAGGCGCGCATCGCCATCTACAGCCAGCTGGAATCGGCCTATCGCGCCACGGTCGATCGACTCATCGCCGAAGAGCAGCGCCATCTGCAGGCCGCCAAAGCAGCCGATGAGGCACGCCTCAACCTGCGCCTGTCGGTCGAGGATCGCATTCGTGAACTATCCCGCAAGGGCATGGATGAGTATGCGGCCTACCAGGACCGGCTGCGCCAGATCGATGAGAAGCAGGCACAGGCGCGTACCGCGCTTGCGGCCGGCAACTACGAGCAGGCCCGCAAACTGGCCGAGGAAGCGATCGCCCTGGCCGAACGCACCGCCTCGGCGGTGACCCGACAGGTCGAGCAGAACGGCAAGACCGTGACCCAGACGGTGGTGTCCGAGGGCCAGGCCGCCGCCACTGCGATTGGTGAGATCAAGGAAGCAGCCGGCATTGCCGATGCGGCACTCAAAGGGTTGGGTGATGCGCACAAGCAGGCAGCAACCGCTGCAGGGGCCGGCGCCGATGAAGCCAAGCGTGCCCTGGCGTCCGTGTCCGATGAACTCGACAAACTGCGCCAGCAACTGCTCACCCAGGACAAGCTCAAGCTCGACGTCGATATCGAGGCCGCCAAGACCGGCATCGAGAAGATCAAGGCGCTGACCGAGGCACTGGAACTGGTGGCCAAGATCCAGGCAGACACCAAGGAAGCACAGTCCTCACTGGAAAAGCTCAAGTCAGACGCTGACAATCTGGAACTGCTGGCCAAGGTCGAAGCCGACACCAGCAAGGCGATCGCTGACATCGATCAACTCAAGAGCACGCTGGCCAGCGCCAAGGTCGACATTCCGGCCACCGTGTCCTTCGATCAACCCCGCCAGCAACTCGCTTCGTTTGCACAGGATGCCAAGACGGTGCTGTCGGCCCCGACCTCTGCCACCCACACCGTCCAGCCGGATCTGAATCAGTTTCGGGCAGCGGTCTCTGAACTGCTGCGGCCGACGTCTAGCAATCACACAATCTACGTCACCAAGGTCTATACCAATGCCCAGGGTGGCCTGATCCAGAAACTGGCGGAAGGTGGTCAGGCCATTTCAACCATGGCCACAGGCTTCCGCCGTATGGCCGGGCGGATTACCGGGCCTGGCACGGAGACCTCCGACTCGGTCCCGGCCTTGCTGTCGCATGGCGAATTCGTCATCCGGGCCGCCAGCGTGCGCAAATTCGGCGAGAGTTTCTTTGCTTCGCTCAACGCCGGCTTCCTGCCGGCCGTGCCACGATTTGCGCTGGGTGGCGCGGTGGGCAATACGGTCAGCCAGGTCGCCATGATGGCGGGTGACTCGGGAGAACCGACCCGCGATGTAATTGATCTGCGCTTCAACGTCGGCGGCAAGGCGCACACCGTACAGTCCTCGCGCCAGACGGCCATGCAACTGGCGCAGGCCCTGCGCGAACTGTCGCGGGGGGCGTGATGCAGCAACCGGTCAAACTCAGCTACTTCGTCTGTACCTGGAGCGATGCGCAGGATGAAGTGCATCGCCAGCGCCCCTGCGACTGGTGGATCTATGACTGGCCGAGTACAGACTACTACTGGCTGTTCGGCAACTACTACTGGTGGATGCAGCCGATGCCGGCCCATAGTCCGCTGGCCCGGCGCTATTACGACCAGGTCACAGCCGAACTCAACAACGCGATCAGCCAGTCTGTCGGCAGTTGTGAAGCCAGGCGCTATGTCACTGACGCCAATACGCCGGGACTCAGCATCCGGGTGGCGTCACGTCTGGATGGCGGTGCACTGGGCTACTCCGATGCGAGTGGAAACACTGGCCTTGCCGCTCGTTTGCACGTCCCGTTCAATCCGAACAGTGGTTCCGGCAGCGGCAACAGCGATCCCTATGCCTGCACCGGCGGCACAGGGGGTGGTTCGGGTGGCGGAAGTGGCGGATCCGGTGGTGGTGGTTCAGGAGGCGGTACGCCTCCGATGGTGCCACTCGAACTCTTCATGGAGCCGATTGATTTCGGTTACGTGATTCATGGCCCTGGCGGCGGCAACTTTCGATGGGAATGGCGTGATCAGCCGAATCCCTTGCCGGCGGGGGATCCGTATTTCATCCACTACGAGCGCACCCTGCGCTTTACCGGTGGTAACGGTTATGAATTCCTGGGCGGTCTGCATCTGGTCATCGACAAACTGGCCGATCTCTGGGTGCGCTTCCAGCAACGGTCGATTCCTCCGGCACTGGCCAGTCGGGTCGATCCGAACCAGACGCTGCGCTACGAAGTCTCGAAGGGCGGTGGCTATTTCAATATCGCGGCGGCCATCGAAGTGCTGCACGTCGAGTCTGGCCAGATCTACAGTACCAGCGTGCATGGCAACTATGCGCCGGGGTACATGCCGGGCTACGGCTGGTGGCCGAACGGTAGCGGCTGGGAAAACATGTCTCCGGACGCCAGCGGCGTCATCCGGCATTACAACGTCGATTGGTTCTACTGGATCAGCACTCTGGATCCGGGTGCCATCGGACTACCGACGACCGGCACCTACCGGATGCGCTACATCCTGCTGGCGTATGGCTATCAAACCTACTCGCGCCAGGTGACCAGCAATGCGCTCGGGCTCTCCGGCGACACGCGCATGTCGTGGAAGTCGATCTGGCTCTCGCACATGCCCTCCCTGATTACCTACACGCCGGGCATGACCGATGGCATCATCCCGCCGTTCGAATACACCTACACGCGCAGCCCGGTACTGACCAGTGGCATCGTTTTCGATGCGGTGTTCGATATGAAGAACATCACGACCTTCCGCTGTGTGCTGAAGGTTGGCAACAACCACGACTTCGCCATCGGCGGCGTCGTCCAGGCGTCCGGCTGGCAATGCTGGATTCATCTAGAACCCGGCGAAGTGAAGTACCTGGCCGGTGCCGTATCGATTTCCGGGATGGCGAACTGGAATGCCTATCCACTGCATCCCCTGGGCACGTACTACGGCTGGAATGGCAACTGGGGCAGCAGTTACATCTCGATGTACAACGGCCAGTGCAATATTTCCTTCAGCCTGTTCCTGACGGCGCCTACGGCTCCAGAAACCACACCGGCCAATTTGCCGAGCAAGAAAGCGACGCAACGCTGGTACTGGGATCTGGCCAGTTGGGGACCGCAATACGAACCGGAATGGGGGGCGATCAAGAAGTTCGCGACCGATGGGCGCTACGACTACGAGTTCGTTCTGAGTCAGTACAACCTGTCGGCCAATGCGCTGGCATCGATCACCCGGTCGATCACCAAGCCGGCCTACCAGACCCCGATTGACCCGACGAGCTATTTCGTGACCGGCTACAACACGGGCATGTATGACTGGGGCGACCCCTGGCACAAGCGTCCCTGGCCAGGGTATTCCGGTTGGGGAGAGCTTTCGGCACCGATCAAAATCAATGGCGAACAGTTGATCTGGAACGGATCGCAAAACGTCTGGGTGCCGGTCAGTGAAGTCACGATTTCGCTCACCCGCACCATGATGCGGCAGGTCGCAGCGCTGCTGGGCGTCACTGAGTACTGCGTGATGGATGGTGACGATATCCGCTGGTTCGTGCCGCACCCGACCACGGGCGCCTGGCACAACGTGTTGTGGATCGACCGCTTCTATACACGCGGCGGCACGATGCTCGACCAGACGGCGATGCGCAACGCGTTCCAGACCGTGATCGCCAACAACGCCGGCAACTGGTCGAACTACCGCAACATCGTCATTCATCCGTCAGTGCGCTTCGGCAGCTTTCTGGACAACGGTGGCTTCGAGGTCGGTGACTACCTTCTTGGCGAAAACGGTGAATTCACCGAGGTGTCGAGCCTGTCGGCCCTGAGTTCGGTCAGCACCAAGTTCCTGTACCACATCGCCACTACCTTCCAGTAGCTGCTCCGGCAGCCGCAGCAGCCGAGGACACTCGCCATGATTACTTTGGACGGCATTGCACTGCCGGCAGGACTCCTATGGTCCGATGAATTTGCCGTCGCCCGCGTGGCCCAGACCGTGCGCCGCACCCTCGATGGCTCGGTGGTGGTGTTTTACGGCGAATTGCGCGCTGGCTTGCCGATCACCCTGGAGTCGGAACCGGATGCCGGCTGGCTGACCCGGGCACAGATCGAAGCGCTGGCCTTGCGGGCGGCGAGCCCGGGCGGCGTCTACACGCTCACCCTGCGTGGCCAGACCTGGACGGTGATGTTCCGCCATCAGGACGCGCCTGCCTTCGAGGCCAAGCCGCTGGTCTCGGTGGCCAATCCCCAAGCCGGCGACTTCTATCTCGCCACGTTGAAACTCATGACTGTTTAGGAGCCACACCATGCCCATACTCGACAACGAAATCGTCTGGCGGCCTGCCGCGTTGATGTCGGACGTGATGCCCACCCAGAACGGCGGGCGGATGAGCTTTGCCCAGCTGGTGTCGGGCGTGAAGAACAATCTGTTCCCCGACGTCTCGCAATCCGAGCGTCTGGCCGGCGCAGTGAAGTGGCGCAAGGCTTTCATCCACATCAACAGCGCGCAGGACACGGCGCTGCTGAATGCCCGCTTGTTCCTCGATGCGCTGACGCCTGCCGGCGACTTCGTGACTTTCCATCCGGGCACGCAGACCGATACCGAGGATCAGGTGAGCAGCCGTCCGTATGGCGTCGGGACGCTGCACGCCGATGTCGGTGGCGGTGCTACCCAGATCCAGGTCGCCTGCGAAAACAACAGCCAGTACACGAGCCTGCAACCGTTTCGCACAGGCGATTTGGTGCGCATCTCTGATAGGCCCAGCACCGGCGGTGCCGGCAACGAGGAATGGGTGCAACTGACCAACGTGGTCTATGCGGCAGACTTTGCCACGCTCGATCTGGCTGCACCGCTCGCCAATGGCTATGCGACGACCAATACCCTGGTGTCCACCGTTTATGAGCAGGCCAGTATCGTGGCGGTCGGGAACAACTTTGCCCTGACCAGCGGGACCGGGACGTTTGACTCGGCGACCGTTGGCAACTTCGTGGCGCACAACAAGGGCGCCATCGACGAACACTGGACATTGTCTTTCTACAGTGACACCGGTTTCACAGTCTCTGGTGTCGTGGTGGGCGGTCTGCCCGAAGGCGGCTCCACCAGCGCCGATTACATGCCGATCAATCCGGTCACCGGCACGCCGTATTTCACGCTCAAGGCCTCGGCCTGGGCAGGCACTTTCCAAGGCGGCAACCAGGCCACGTTTGACACGATACCGGCAGCCATTCCCCTCTGGTACCGGCGACAGGTCCCGGCAGGGACGTTCAGCCTGGCCAACGACTACGCCTCGCTGGCGATTCATGGGGAGAGTGCGTGATGGCACGCCTCGGCCTCAAGAAAACCTATCCCAACGGCAGCTTCGACAAGGCCGCCGTCGCGTCTCTGTACAGCCATCTGCGCAATAGCGTCGTCGATGCTGGTTTCGAAGTGGCGTTCGAGATACCGACCGCCATCGACTTTCTGCGCATGGGTTCGCCGGTTGGCACTGCCAATGATGATGTGCCGCATTGGGCCTTCGAGTATGTCGATCAGGGCAGTTACGGCGAGATCCGCGCCTATCCGGTCTACGGCAATCACTACCTGGACGAAGCCGCCTACAAGCACAGCTACACCGTCGTCAGCTCGAATTGGGTCTACAACGATCTCACGCTTTGGTTTGCCTGTGATGGCGCGGCCGGCTGGTGGTGGCTGCACGCCACCCAGATGGACACCAACAGTGCGACCGGCGTGTCGATGCGCTTCGCCGTGGCCGGCACCACCTCACGCCGCTACGCGTCCGATATGCACCAGGGCATCTGCTCCCGGTATGGCATCTGGGATGCCTGGGGTGACTGGGAGCCAGCCTATTCGATCACTGAGGAAGGACTGCTCGAACTGTGGCCCTGGACCGGCACCTGGTCGCCGTTTGGCGAAGGCTGGACCTTTAATGGCAAGCGCCATGCCGGTTCACCCATCCCGAAGATGGCCGTGCCGCAGTTTCCCAATCGGGATGGTGACATCAGCGCCTGCATCCTCGGCGAGTTCAACGAGATCCTGATCCTGACCGACGGCTACGCCCAGGAGGAAACCGTGATCCCGGGCTGGATCGCGATGACGGGCGATGAATGGGATCAACCCTATGCCGTGCCGGCCCCAGAGCAGTTCATCGATCCGGATGCAGAGCCGCTATGACCCTGGGCATCTCGCTCGCCCTGACGTTTGGTGCCGGACTGTATGCCGACTCGGGACCGACGATACTCAAGCAGCGGTTCAGTGCGAACTGGGGCAAGACCGAGGTCTTCGTTCGCAATGCCTCGCCCTGGGATTTGATCCGCCAGCGCGCCAGGCAGCACGCTGAAAGTTGGTCGATCCGCTTTGCCTCGAATCACGTTGCACCCTATGGGCTTCGTCTGGAGGGTGGCCAGCGTGTGCTTTACGGTGACATGCGGGTCAATCGCCAGCAGTTGGCACTGGCCTATGGCGATGCCCACCTTGCCCGGGCGCGGCATCAGATCGTCTATACCGACCTGGGGCGCTGCCAGAAGTCCTTCCGGATGCCGTACTGGCTCACGCAGCGCGTCGATGTTGCGCATCAGTTGGCCTATGCCGTCACCAACGTCGACCCGGTGATGAAACGGTTGATGGCCTCCTGGTCGCTGCTCGACGGAGCGCGTCTGCAGGCGGTGATGAACAGCCCGGAACTGATCTGGAACGGACAACGCATCCGCATCGTCCAGGCCACGCTCTCGTGCGACGAAGATAGCCCGGTCTGGATTGCACAGATCGAAGTCGCCGATGTCGCCGAGTTTGCGTTGATCGCGATTGGCGATGGCATCACCTTGACTTTGGGTCTGGAAACCTTCGCCCTGGTCGTCGATGGCAAGACGCTGTCGCGCGAGAGCATCGATGATCAGCGCTGCAACCTGACCGCCGTGTCGCCCCTGGCCTTGCTCGATGCCCCATTCGCCGGCACCACCCGGTCTTACGAGTCGGTAGCCATCACCGCCGAAACCGCTGTCGAAAACCTGATCGGCCCGATCGATTGGCAACTGCCAGCTTGGACCATTCCCGCCGGCCGCCTTCTTCTGGAAAACGTCACACCACTGGCCGCCGCCCGGAACATCGTCGCCGCCATCGGCGGCATCATCGAAAGCAATCCGGAGGGCTCGGTGGTGTGCCGACGCCGTCATCCGGTCAGCGTCCCGCAGTACGGCGCAACGAATCCTGCCGGCAGTCTGTTCGACGCCGATGTGCTCTCGGTGAGTTCGCAGATTGCGCCGATGCGCGGCTACAACCGGGTCACGATCGCCAACGAAGAGGGAGCGATCGGTTCGGCGTCCGACCGGATCGAGTATGTGGCTGACGCAGACGACCCATATCGCGGCACGGTGCGGGCGTATTTGTCCGTATCCCAATCTGTGGTGCTGGTGCATACCGGCCACGCCAGCACGGTGGTCGCCAGCCTCGGCGCGGTGACGCGCACGGAATCCGAGACGGTGGAGTTCATCGAGGGGCAATCCAGTACGCGCTATCCGATCACCGCCATCACCAGCAGTGTCTGGCAACACAGCGCGCTGGGGGCGGTCGTTGCCGATGGGCAGGGTTTGGTAGCCGCCACACCCGGCTACAGCCTGCTGCGCATTACCTATACGACGACATCGCTCGACTGGCGCGTCGCACTTCCGGTCGATGAGGAAGTGCAGTTCGTCCTGGTCGACGCCTGATCACATTGAAGAGGATTTCCCATGGCCAATGCCACCATTCGTGTCCAGTTTGGCAATCCGGACGGGTCCGAGGCTGCCGGCCACCTGTCGGCCGAGATCGATACCCGGCCTGGTGGGCTGAACGGCGGTCGCACCTCGTTTAACCCTGGCGAAACGGCCTACATCCTGGTCTACAAGTCCGACAACGTCAGCATTACCGACACCATCTGCTCGGCCGGATCATTGTCCAGCCAGGGCACGGCGGTGGTGAGTGTGACGGAGGAGATCATGTTCGAGGATGCCGACACGGCCAATCTGGGTAAGCCGGCGCGTGCCGGCATTTCGCAGACGGTCTGGTACGGCCGCAGTCTTGGTGGTCTCTCTTTGCAGTCAGATAAGGTGACGGTGAAAGCCGCAGCCAAAGGGGTGGGTGTGGCCAAGGTCACCTACGATGCGCTGGCAAGGGTTTATGCCTTGTCATCACCCTCGACGCTCAATGGGGAAACTGACTTCTCGATCCTGGCCCTGATCAAGGGGACAGCATCGTGATCATCGAGGTGTATCGCCAGGACGGGGCGCGCGAGGGTTCGCCCATCGTCGAGCCATTGTTGGCAGACGAGGCGCTGATCCATCGCGGCACGGCAGAAATGGATGCCAACGCGCATGCCTTCAACCAGATCGACATGGCAGTGGTGTTCCGGCCCGGCTTCCGGCTCGGCCAGATCATCGAGGCCACGGATCCATCGACCGCCAGACCGTACCGGGCCAAGGTGACCGGCATCCAGATCACGGTCTCTGAGGCTTCCATCGACGCCAATCTGACGCTGGAGCAACCGCGATGACCTTTCCATTGAAGGCACTGACGCGACTGCTGGCCCCGGAATCGTCGGAAATCGGCTCGGTCGTCGCCATCGAAGGCAGCGTGATCCGGGTCGCGACCGCCCGTGGCGCGGTATTGGCGCGCACGGTGGATGCCTTGGTCGTCGGTGACCGGGTGCAGGTGCGCCATGGCATGGCCACCAAATCACCGGTGGCGCGGCAGATTTATCCCGTTTGAGGAGGATGGAATGGCAACACAAGACACATTTCTGGAACGCATGCAGCCGGTGCTCGATGCGATGCCCGAAGGCCCCGATAAGGAAAAGCTGCTCGCCCTGATCGAGTCGCAGGACACCGTTGAAAGACCGGACGTGCCGCCCAAGGATCGCGCCCGAGCACTACGCCGGCTCACGCAAATCGAGAACACGACAACTGCCAGTGATCGCACACCAGGTCATGGTCGCGGTCGCGGAAGTACTCAAGGTCGGCCGGCATAACCGGCATTCACGTCAAACCCCGCAAGCCCACCCACGAGGTGGGCTTCGCATTTCTGGAGGATGCAAACATGGATGCAACCCAAGTGGAGCGGCGCAAGATGGTGACGTTGCCGCAGGATGAATTCGAGGCGATGCTGGAACGTGCCGCCGAGCGCGGTGCACGGCATGCGCTACACGAAGTCGGGCTCGACGGCGAGGATGCGGCCCACGATATCCGCGAACTGAGAAATTTGCTCGATGCCTTCAACGAGGCCAAGAAGACGGCCGGCCTGACCATCATCAAGATGCTGGTGACCGGCATGGTGATGGCCTTGCTGGCAGGTGCTTTCGTCAAACTGAAGCTGTTCGGGGGCCAGCCATGATCGAGACCTTGCTCGGTGGCCTGCTGGGCGGCGCCTTCCGGCTGGCACCGGAGATCCTCAAGTGGCTGGACCGCAATGGCGAGCGCAGTCATGAACTGGCGATGCAGGACAAGGCGCTGGAATTCGAGAAGCTGCGTGGCTCGCAGCGCATGGCGGAGATCAGCGCCAGTGCCGATGCGGCTTGGAATTCCGGGGCCATCGATGCTCTGAAGGAGGCCGTGGCAGCCCAGGGCCAGCGTTCCGGTGTGCGCTGGGCCGATGCGCTGTCGATCAGCGTGCGGCCGGTGATCACCTACTGGTTCATGCTGCTCTATTGCGCGGCAAAGACAGTTGCGTTCGCGGCGGCTGTCACTTCCGGGGCTGGTTGGGGCACGGCGATTCTGCATGCCTGGACGGAGGCGGATCAGGCGTTGTGGGCCGGAGTGCTGAACTTCTGGTTCCTTGGGCGCGTGTTTGATCGGGTGCGGTGATGGCGATTCCCGAAGCCGCCATCGACCTGGCGAAACGGTTCGAGGGGTTTCATCGGGTTCCGAAGCATGATCCCCACCGTGCCTATCCCTATGTCTGTCCGGCAGGGTTCTGGACGATCGGCTTCGGCCATCTGTGCGAACCGAACCATCCGCCGATCGACGAAGAGAAAGCTCAGAACTATCTGGTGCAGGATCTGCAGACGGCGCTGCGGGCGACCTTGCGGTATTGCCCAGTGCTGGACACAGAGCCGGGGCGACTGGCAGCGGTTGTCGATTTCACCTTCAATCTTGGTGCCGGACGGCTTCAGACATCGACATTGCGGCGACGGATCAACCAGCGGGACTGGCAGGCGGCCGCATTTGAGCTCGGGCGGTGGGTGCGTGGCGGCGGACGTGTGCTGCCGGGACTTGTCGCTCGCCGACATGCTGAGGCCACGCTCCTGAAATTTCCTTCCGCATGACGCGGTGGCGTCATTCTGATCGGGGTTATGATTGACGATCGGTTCTATGCCAGAGAGGCAGCGATGATCAACTGGAAAGAAGCACCCAAGGGTGCGCGCTGGTGGGCCATGGATGCCAATGGACAGGCACATTGGCTACTGGCGCCGAACGTAGCGCCCTTTACCGACTTCTGGTACTCCGACCAGGTGCCTGCACCGACTTTCGGCTTCAGTGGCAATTGGAAAGACAGCTTGATAGAACGACCTGCGGACTGACGGGTTCGCGGTTAGGACACATCACCCCAACAACACCGCACAGGCTGATGCAGTGATGACAGTACTACCGACACGAGGGTTGTCGAGCAACAGTGCATCACCCGTGACCAGAATGGCACCAAGCTCACTGCCGAGCAGTGCCCACAGATGATCATCGCCGGGATCCGGTGCCGACTCGTTCAGCGCTGCTGAGGGATCGCGCCACAAGGCATTGGCCGTCAGCTCCGTCAGTAATCGATCGATTTCGTCCTCGCTGAGTCCATGCAAGCGCATCAGTTTCGGGCGCAGCAGCACCTGCCGATATTCGCGTAGCAGCGCAGGAGAGAGCAGATAGATGAGACGCCCATCCAGCATGGCATCGAGCACCTGAGCGGTCGGACTCGACGGCTGCGAAGTGATCAGCCCGGCTACCAGCACGTTGGTGTCGATGATGAATAGGCGCGACGTCATCTCTTGCGCGCAGCGCAGGTTTCCCTCACCGCGATGTTGAGCGCCTCATCATCGTCACGGGCTGCATTGCGCCGGGCCCTCGCAACCAGCTGCCGCGCGCTCTCCATGGGTTTGATGCCCCGCAGGACCAAACCTTCCTCAATGATCTTGCCGATCGAACGCCCCTGGCGGGCAGCAGCTTCTTTCAGCGCTTGATGGATGGAATCATCCAGCGTAATCGTCAGTCGGCTCACAATCAGTCTCCGTGTGGTGCGTGGTAACTCTGTCACCATAGCACCAATACGCTAATTCATCAATGCCAGCCAGGGCAGACTGCAGCGAACGAATTACTGCACCCCCAACTCCTCAATCCGTCTCCCCTCCGCCAACCACGTCATCACCCACCTCGGTCGTTTGCCCCGCCCGGTCCAGGTCAAGTCATACTGCTGCGGATGGCGATATTTCACCGGCGGCGAACGCCGTTTCCGCCCTTGTGGTAACTGTGGCAATGAACCAATCGCCGGCCGTTGTGTGGGCAGCGCAGCGGGCTTCTGTTCCGCCAGCACCTCAGGCCTCTCCGCTGGTGCCACCTTCCCACCAATCAAATCCTCCAGCACAAACCCGCGGGCACGGGCCAGAGCCGACAACTCCTCCATTACCCGATCACGCTCTATACTGCGCCGCCGTTCGATCTCCACCGGCAGTTGCTGCTGAAGTTGCAGGAGTTCGCTGAGGGGAATGCGCGTGATATCCATCATCATGCCGCCACCGCGATGTCATTCAGGCCATCGCCTTCATCGTCCTCCTGATCGTCGCCATCCTCCTGCATCGCTTCGAGCGCCCGGGCATCCAGCGCCTCGGTATCGACCAAGGCCTGAAATTCCTCCAGAATCTCCGGCTGATGTTGACCAAGGTAGCGTTTCACCGCCTCGTTGCCCAACAGCCGGGCCAGATAGCCCTTGGCCACCGTCAGGTGCAGTAAGTCCGTGCCGTAAGTCTGTTCTGCCTGCTGGTATTGCCCCTGCACCTTGTCCATCTCCCGTTCCAGCTTCGCCATTTGTTCCGGCGTCACGGTCGGCTTCATCTTCGGCGGCCGGTGATCCGCCAGCTGTTCCCGCGGCGTGGCATTGAGCAAGGCTTCGACATAGGTTACGGTGATGGCATTGGCGGCGATCATCAGCTCGACTGCCTCCACCTGCCGTTCCGGCCGCATCTTGCGCAGCACTCGGGCGACTTCCGGGTTGAATTGCTGATCCCGTAGCAGAACGACGGCACCGGCTGTCACCCCTTCGAGCAGATTCACCCGTTTGTCGATTGAACTGATATCGAGATTGAAGGCCCGGGCCAGGCGTTCCTTGCTCACCCCGCGATCGATGGCCCGGCGCAGCATGTAATGCTCCTGGATCGTCGACAGCCGGTTGATCCGGTTGTTGTAGGTATATGTCTCGTCATCCTTGGCAATCAGGCAGGGTGCTTCGGTTTCTCCGAGTTCCTTCAAGGCCAGCACCCGCATGTGGCCATCGAGTAGCAAATACTCATCCTTGTAGATATCCGGCTTGGCTACCGACAATGGCTCGATCAGACCGACTTCCTGAATCGAGGCCTTGATCTGGGCGAACTTGCGCGAGCTCATCGCGCCATCCGGCACCTTCTTGCTCGGCAGCAGGGCATCCAGCGCCACCACCTGGGGTTCCAGGTCAAAGCCGACCAGGACATTCAAAAACGCCATTTCCATCACACGGCTCCTTGCAGGTGAATGCGCTCGGCCAAGGGTGCTGGCAAACTGTCCAGCCCCTCGGCTCGCAGCAGATTGACGAAATTCTCATCGGCGAACAGCGAGCGCAGGGCTTCGATGACAAACAAGAGCTTGTTCTGCGAGTACTCCGCCTTGATCACCATCTTCTTCTTGCGCTCCACCTCCTTCTGGTAGGTGCGCACCAGGCTGGAAGGCGAAATCACTGGTGTTGCCTTTGGCACCGGTCCGTGGGACACGGCAGGCCCCAGCGATTCGCGCTTCTCCACCAGTCGCTTGGCCTCGATCAGCTGCCGGCCACGCAACTGGCCGGTCTCGTAGGCCGTCTGCAGTACCGTCCCGAGTTCCTTGTTGGTGTCGCCGGCCTTGGCGATCTCCAGGGCGGTGGTCAGCGGAATCTGTCCTTTCTGCACCCCCTCGATCAGCCGTTCCTCACCACGCTCCAGCAGGAAGAGAATGTTGTTCACGTACTGGGCCGATAGCCCGGTCTTGTGGGTGATGGATTCCGGCCCGTACCCCCGCTGGCGCAGGGATTCGATATCGGCCAGAATCTCCAGCGGCCGGTACTGCCGGCGGGCGATGTTCTCCGCCAGGCTCATGATGAAGGCGTCCTCCTCGCTGACCTCCACCACCAACGCCGGGATATGGGTTTCACCCAGCAGCTTGAAGGCATTGAGTCGGCCTTCGCCGCATACCAGCAGGTAGCGGAGTTCTCCACCGGGTCCCTCCGGCCCTTCCCGCTGGGTGACGGTAATCGGCTTCTTCAGCCCTATCGACTTGATATTGCCGACAATCTCCTCGAAGACCTTGGTATTGCGGTCTCGCGAGTTGAGCACCTCGATTCGGTCGATCGGGATCAGGCGCACGGCCTCGGGGGTATCGCGTATCACGGTGTTGCCTCCTTTCCAGGTAAAAAGTCTTGGCGGCGCCCGGCGCGCACATCGCTACGCCGGGCCAGGTCGTAGAAGAAATCCAGGTCGGTAAAGCGGAAACACTCGAATTCGGTGGCGTTGCGCTCCGTCACCGAAATCCGCTGACTAAAAGAGCCTCTTGCAAAACTCCCCGGCAATCCGGACTGACGGGGAGGTGATCGCTCTCATGGAGCGCAAAAGTGGTTCGATTGAGGTCAATCGAGGCGTAGAGCTACGTGAATGGCATGATCTTCAG